TGCCCGTTTTTAGTTAAACTAAATTAAAACATAAGGGATTCAGTAACAACGGATAAGGATTTTCCTTATCTTTGCAACCACATAGCAGAGGGTTAGTTGTGTGCGCTAAGTTCGTTTATTATTAACCCATTAAAAGAGAAAGTAAAGTATGAAGATTTGTTCGTGTCCCGCAGCAAGTGCTTTGACCACCATCCCTAACGTTGCGTGTGCAGAGACTTTTGGGCAGATTCAGAAAGTCGCTTTTATGCGATTGAAGAAAGCAGATGGCACCGCTAACTCATTCGTAGATGGTGCAAGCACAGGTATTGACAAGCTCGCAGCTTGGACAGCTAAGATGGCTCTTACCGATGGTGGTAAGGTAGTCATTTCCCCTTATATTCAGGCACCAACAAACGAGGCTGGTGAAGCCCGTACCTTTGGCGGTGGTAACGAGACACTCGGCGGTATCGAGGAAGTGATTGGCCGCAACCCAACAACCTTTAGCGGTGTTCTGCGTGCTGTTCCCCAGTCGGTAATCAAGGTAATGAAAGAGCTGCAGTGCGAGGCTACTGCTGGAAACCTCGGTGTTATCCTGTTCGATGAGAACGGATCCATCGAAGCCATCAAGCAGAGTGCAACAGAGGGTAGTGCAACAATCGTATCGTACCTGCCTATCCCCATCCGTAGTCTGTTCATCAGCGATAAGTCGCATGGTGGTCTTGAGGCACCCGACAGCAACAACATCAGCTGGTCGTTCCTGCCTAACTATAGCGATGACCTTGCTATCGTTCAGCCTGTCGACTTCAATCCACTTACTGACCTCGTACCAGCAACATAAGCGTTATGGGAAAGGTAACAAGGATTACCCTCGTTACCATTAACGGGGGAGCAGAGCGAGAGTTTGATTTAGACCACGCAGAGCGTATCTTATCGATGCGAAAGAGTGGTTGGGAGATTCCAAAGAATAGCGAATATAAGTACGAAAATGGCTCTATCAGTCGAAGAGATAAGAAAAAGGACAAGTGAGCAGCCGAAGCGTAATATCATTAAGCTGGCTGTGATGCATCAGAACAGACTGCGCTTGCATAGCGAGGTCGTTCCGAGCACACCTGCCCTTGCAAGTTGGAGCTACCGAGGTCGGCAGTTGGCGGTTAACCAGCCGTTGATGCACGGACACGAGGGCATAACGCTTGCACTCAACGACTTTATGGCGATGGTTGAGAACCTTATACCAAAGGATAAGTTCGAGGTGTTTAAGACACTTTTCCGCTTTCCTGTGATAACGAATGAGGTGCTGGCCGTATGCTATGATAAGTTAAGCCGTATTTTTGATGGTCGTGACCCAGCTTTCAGCTATCAGTTTGCCAACACCGAATTGCGTGACGATTGGGAGTGGTACAGACAAGAGAAGCTGGGCGAGCAGAATATTTGGCAGAGTAAGGGCTGGGACTTCTTTAAAACACAGATTAACTCGGTTTTGATTGTTGACCTGCCACAAGAGCAGGAAGCAGGGGACAGATACCCACAGCCTTATTTCTACTGGCTTCCCATTATGGATGTTATAGACTACAAAGCAAACCCTCAGTCGGGTGCGATGGAGTGGATAATGTTCAGACAGGATGGCGACAAGATAGCCGTGATTGATGATGCAAGCTATCGTATCTTTAACTCGAAAGATGGTACGATCGGAGAGCTGGAGAGCGAAGCAGCTCACGACCTCGGCTACTGCCCTGCCCGATTCTTTTGGAATGAGCCTGTAAGCCTCGACAAGCCCGACATCAAGGAAAGTCCCGTAACAAAGGAGTTAGACCGTTTGGATTGGTATCTGTTCTTTGCCATCAGCAAGCGACAGCTCGATACCTACGGCAACTACCCGATTTATTGGGGTTATGAGCAGAGCTGTGATTACCAAAATGATGAGACGGGCGATTATTGCGATGGTGGTTACCTCAAGGACAAACAGGGGCGTTGGCATTATGATAATAACGGATTGCTTATGCCCTGCCCTGTATGTAGTCAGAAACGATTGGTTGGTGCTGGTAGCTACATAGAGGTTCCTGTGCCACACGTTGATGAGGGACAGCCCGACTTGGGGCAGCCTGTTGGTATGCTGGCAGTAGATAGCGAGAGCTTGAAATACAACCAAGAGGAAGAAAAGCGTTTGCGTACCGACCTTATCACAGCCATCGTTGGTACGAATGAGGAAGTAACCACCCGTGATGCACTCAATGAGCAGCAGATAAAGGCTAACTTTGAAAGTCAGTCAACGGTGCTCAAGCGAGTAAAGAAAGGTTTTGAGGAAGCGCAGAAGTTCGTTGATGATACCTGTTGCCGCTTGCGCTATGGCAAAGCGTTCCTCAGTAGCTCAATTAACTACGGCACAGAGTTCTATCTGTTCACGAGTGATGAGCTGCGAGAGCGTTACAAGAAAGCCAAAGAAGCTGGAATGAGCGAAGCTGATTTGGATGCGTTGCTGCAGCAGATTATCGAGACGGAGTACCGTCATAACCCGCAGATGATGCAGCGTATGATAATACTGAGCGACCTCGAGCCGTATCGACATCTAACCCGAAGCGAGGTGCAGGGGCTTTATGAAAAGAGCCTTATCCCCGTAGAGGATTTGCTTATCAAGTTCAACTTTGCCGATTTTATCAAGCGTTTCGAGCGTGAGAATATGAACATCATTGAGTTCGGTGCAGAGACGGACTATGATAAGAAGATAAGCACGATCAAGGAGCAGCTCAAGGCTTATGCTACCGAGATTAAGCAGCCCGAAGTAAAAGTAGAACCAATAGTTAAAGAATAAGTATGACAAAGAAAACACAGGAAATGCCGTTGCTGATGTTGGTTAACGACATTACAGCCCTCAGTGCAGAGGAAGTGGCAAAGATTAAGCATTACATTGCAATGGGGACAATCTTTGATGTTCAGTTCAAGGATGCGGCTGGAGCGATGTTTATCCCCGTTGAGTTTGCGGACGATGTAAAGAACGAGGCTGGAGAGGTAACCACCCCTGCTTTCGTAAGTGTTATCAAGGGTGGCTCAGTAGTTAAGGCTGACATCGTACTGGGAGCACCAACAATCACAGGTGAGACACCATTTACCGAGAGTACCGAGGTAGAGATTGAAGCCCCTGCAGGAGCAAGTATCTTCTACACAACGGATGGCTCAACCCCGACTGCCGAGAGTACAGCCTACAGCGAGGCTATCGAGTTGACAGCAACCACAACAATCAAGGCGATCGCTATTGACGGTGTGCTGGAGAGTGGTGTAACAAGTAAGACTTTCACTAAGTCGTAACATAAGTTTCATTTAAAACAAAAGGTATTATGAGAGTCAAGTTTGGAAATGCGACCAAGGATGTATCAATCCTCGAGGTCAACGCAGAGAACTACATCGTGCCCGAGGGAGAAAAGGGTACGTACCACTGCAAGATCGAGCAGCGTAGTTTCAATCCTGTAACGGGTGTTCGTCAGAGCCGCCCACGTATTCAGAAGTTCGAGCCTAAGACGTGGCCTGCAACCTTGCGCAACCTCAAGCAGCAGGGTTGGTTTGTAGAGGTGCTCTACGACCCCACAGATTACCTCAAGGAACAGGAAGAAAAGGCTGGAAAGACTGCGCAGCAGATTGCCGAAGCAAAAGCAAAGGCAGCAGCAGAAGCCAAGAAAGCCGAGCGTGAGGCCATCAAGAAAGAGCTGTTAGCAGAGTTGAAAGCTGCTGGTGTTATCCCTGCCAAAGGAAACGGCAATAAAGGTGGTAACAAGGGTGGTAAAGGTAAAAACGCAGAGGAGCCTACAGATGGCGGCTCTACAGAGAAATAGCCATCATAAATTAAACAGAGGGTAAGTTTATGATTACAATTGAAATGTTGGCGGCAGATGCCGCATTAGCAGGGCTGACAGATGAGCAGAAAAATGCCATCGCCCTTATGTCAAAGAATGACGAAGAAGTAGTTATCGGAAACCGATTCCGTGAGGTCTATAACCAGCTTGATGCGACCATCGCAAAAGAGACGGGTATCGCCCGTAATGGTGATGAAAAGACCTACCTCTATCTTGAGCGTGCAGCCAAGCAACTTGCTGCAAAGGCTAACAGCGTTGATGGCTTGAACACCAAGATTAATGATTTGACTAAGGAGCGTGACCGACTGAAAGACCAAATAGCCAAAGGTGGTGACGAAGCACTCCGCAAGCAGTTGGAACAGGCTAACAAAGACCTCGATGGTGTGCGTAAGCAGTACGATACCTTAAAGGCTGATTTTGACAAGGCCAAGACCGACCACGCAGCCGAGTTGCTGGGTATTCAGATTGATAACGAGCTGGCTGGTGCAAAGGCTGGTATCAAGTTCAAGGCTGAGTTCCCACAGGCAGCAACAGACACGCTGATGGCTAACGCACTCAATACCATTAAAGGTATGTCACCCGAGTTTATCGACGATGGTAAAGGTGGTAAGCGTTTGGTATTCAAGGAGGCTGACGGACAGATTTCCCGTGATCCCGAGAACCACTTGGAGCCATATACTGCCGAGGGACTGCTGAAAAAGGAGCTGCGTGCTATGGGTGTCCTCGATGAGGGCAGAAAGCAGCAGGGCGGTGGCACAGGTCCACGTCAGCAGCCGAATGGCGGTGGTGGTATAGCCGTTGACACATCAGCAGCCCGTACACAGAGGGAAGCTTCAGAGATTATTGCAAAGCAGTTGATGCAAAAGGGTTTGATTAACGGCTCAAAGCAGTATCAAGAGGAGTTTAACAAAGCGTGGACAGATAATGATGTTCAAAGTCTGCCGATGCAGTGAGAAAACAGATAACGGGCAAAGGGTAAGCCCACGAAGTTAAACAATTTAATAAATTTAAAATTATGTCATTAGTAGCAACCCGACTTCAGAATTGGCGAATTTCTAATCCCGAGCTGGATAGAAATATGGCTCGCCCCCTTGAGTATGGTGCGTTGGATTTCTTCGTAGAGCAGACCGATGCCCCTAACTCAATCATCCGACCCAACCTGCGAGAGCGTGCTTTCGCTTCTATGGGTAACACCGTGCAGGTTCCCGTCATTAACTATGATGGTGATGTGACCGTAAGTAACGTTCGTACCTGTACTATTGAGGACAATGAGAACACCTCAGCCCTCTACACTGTAGTATGGACAACCTATGCTGTAGGCTTCACTATGGTGCCCACCTTGTATATGAACAACGAAATCGACTACCAGCACGACTTCGAGCGTAAGATGGAGAAGATTTGCCGTGCGCTGGCTACCGAGCTTGATAGTGCCGCTATCACTGCCCTCGAAGCAGCCAAGACACAGGTGTTCAAGGACACCTTGCAGTATCAGGTATCAAGTAACGTTATCAATGTTCCTACACAGATGGCTACCGAGATCCTTGGCGACCTCAACCCAATTATGCGTGCTAACGCTTATCCACAGATGTTGCACCTGATTGGTAACGCTGGTGTTGATAGCCTTATCCGCAAGCTGGCACAGCACGGAGTTTACAACGATGTCAACAAGCGTATGGAGTACGATGGTAAGGTATTGCACTATACCACCAACCTGCAGAACGCTTCGCAGAAGATTGGAACCCTGTTTGCCGTAGCTGATGGAAACGTAGGTGTGCTGACCCGTGTTGACCGTGAGGCATTGCGCCGTGCAAGTGCTAACTTCCACGAGTGGGATGTTGTACGTCTGCCGTTCATCGACCTGCCTGTAGGTTCGCATTACTACACCGCTGTAGGCGATCAGTCGGGCATCGCTGGTGCTGCAAGTGCCGATATGACCTGTAACGTTAAGGAGTACTTCGGTTTCTCGGTTGACGTTGCTTTCATCGTTGCTTACAACAGCGCACCCGAGACCGTTGCTAACCCAATCATCAAGGCACAGATTGCGGCTCCTGCAACCAATACTCCTATCGCTACTCCTGTTTACGTTACTAACGCAGCAGAGTTCAATGCCTAACAGGGTTAGGAGTGATAAGTGAGATTTCTCCGTGACTTCTCATATATCTATCAAGACGGGGGTGGGTGCTTAGTCCCCTGCCCCCGTTAATATTTAAAACAGCAAGAACAATGATACGCATACAGAGAATACAAGAAAGTCTTATGCACCTCGTAGGGTGGCAGCAGTCTTACGACCCACAGAAGCAGATTTCGGCAGAGTTGACCGAGAGCGAAAGCGGGTTGATGTACCAGCAGGCGCACCCGATGGTAACGCTCGAGAATGTGCGTGCCATTATGCCCGAGGTGTTTATCAGTCAGTACCCCACTTGGGATAAGGATACCGAGTATCACGAGGGGCAGATAGTAAGCTATCAGAATAAGGCTTGGCAGTTCATCGGTGATGAGCCTGCAACGAACCAAGCACCTGCCGAGGGTAGTGAATATTGGGCTGAGTATGATTTGTTCAGCGTGTACCTTACCGACCTCACGAAGCAGGCCATCGTTAAGACGGTGCAGACGTTCCTACAGGGAAAGAGCCTACTCAAGGAGAGTAAGACCCTGCTTGAGCGTAGAAGCCTGTTTGATGGTGCGGGTAGGTTGAACAACGTAACACCCAATTCGGGGAAGCTGGTCGGAATGGAAATCGTACCCGCCTACTCAATGGGTGTAACAACAAAGCTGGAGCGTATTGGCTTGCAGATGGTTGGTAACGTAGGAAAGGTAAAGCTCTATGTATTCCATAGTTCACAGGTTGACCCTCAGTTTACGATTGAGTTCAACGTAACGAAAGGCGATGGATCGATGGAGTGGAAAGACCTTACCGATGTGTACCTGCCATATATGGGTGACACAGGTGCTTGGTACGTGGTGTATAACCAAGATGAGTTGCCCGAGGATATGGAAGCGGTTAACGTAACAAAGGACTGGAGCCGTGAGCCGTGCGGTACTTGTAATCGTGGCAGTCTTGAGGCTTGGAGAGCACTCACCAAGTATATGATGATTTCACCTTTCAAGGTTACTGCGCTGGAAACGTTCACCGAGTACCCCGAATTGTGGGACATAGCCGATAACATCTACACCAATACCCATAACTATGGTATGAATATGGTTGTAAGTGTCGGCTGCGACCTCACCGATTTCATCGTAAGCCAAAAGGAGATGTTCGCCACGGTGCTGCAAAGACAGATGGCGGTAGATATTCTGCGTACTTTGGCACTTAACCCACAGGTAAGGGTCAATAGACAGCAGAGCAATGCTTCTACGGCTGATTTATTGTACGAGGTGGATGGTAACCCACAGGGAAGAAAATCGGGGCTTGGTGCGGACTTAGAAGCGGCTTATAAGGCTTTGGACTTAGATACACGAGGTATCGACCGCATTTGTCTGACCTGCCGCCCAACGGGTGTTAAGTATCGTCACGTTTAAAAATTGTTTGTTATGACTATTTCTTCGTTGTTGGAAAATGCAAAGGCTGTACAGAGTGGGCTGCAGGGTTCGCTCGTGCGTGAGGTGTTGCAGATGCACGGCACGGAGATAGTCGAACAGCAGAGGATACAGCTCCTTGAGGGTAAGAATAGCCACGGAGAGGATATACACCCGTTCTACACCGAAGATGTAAAGCCCCGTGGATGGTTCAAGACCAAAGAGAGCGCACAGCGTTATGCCGATTGGAAGCAGACTATCAGCTACCCGTATTCAGTAAGAAGAAACCCAAACGCACCGAACCTGTATATTACGGGTGTTTTTCACGATGATTTAGGGGTGGATTTCGGAAGTGATGCGGTAGCCATTATCCCCGATACAGCCTATGCAGCCAATATTATGAGCAAGTATGGCCGAGGTATGTTCGGATTGAGTTTCGAGAAATGGGGAGTTATTTTCGGGGAAAAAGGTGCAAAAGATGAATTGATTGAGAAGATTAGAAATCTGTTATGGCAATGATTGCAAGAATATATAAGCAGCCCGCAAGGGCTTACCTGTTCGACAGGGTTATACAGGGCTTACAGGATGCGCTGGGTGAGCTGTCGTGGCTTAACCATATTTTCGGTCGTTCTGAGCGATTGGTGAAGATGGTCGAGGGGCGCAAATATTTCACTCCTAACGTGTACCGTAAGAATGGGGAGTATATCAGTCTTGTACCCGATAACACAGAGCTTGGTAATTATAGTTTCTTTGTGCTTTCAGAGCCACAGCAGGTGAGCGTACCGATGGGCAGACAGAACAGGGTAAAAGCCCCGTTCTCGCTGATTGTTTGGGTTGACACCCGCACCATCGACCTTTGGGAAGAAAAGGACACCCGTAACACGGAGTACCTCAAGGAGCAGCTTTTAAAGACCATACAGAGAGCGTGGATTCGTCACGGCTCGGTAACCGTTGACAGGGTTTATCAGTTAGCCGAAAATGTCTTTGATGGCTATACGCTTGATGAGGTGGACAACCAATATCTGATGGCTCCGTTTGCTGGGTTCCGTTTGGCAGGAGAAATGGTAATTGACGAAGAATGTGATGAGGTATGATTTATCTTAATTGGGAATTGATATTGCTCGTTGCGCTGGCTGCTGCTTTTGTGGTGCTGGTCGTTAAGAAATGGGGCTGGGCTGAATGGATGCAGATTCACGGAGATAAGTTCCTGAGTAAGCTGTTTAGCTGCGACCTTTGTATGAGCTTTTGGGCTGGCCTGTTCATATCGTTCGCTTTCGTATGCTGGTACGATGACCCGATATATATGATTATGCCCGTATTCACGACACCTCTAACCCGTATGCTGGTATGAAAACGATTGAGTTAGCCGGACACAGCGTAATGCTCTACGATAGTATTGATGAGCTACCGATAAAGCGTTTCCACGTTTACAACCGCTATCTGCTGGTTGATGCGGGTGTGGGTAGCGATATATCGGACTTCGATAACCACGTTGAGCGTGTCGTGCAGTATTTCAAGAATGGTGATGCAGCAAACGCTGGTAAGGAGCTGGATAACCTACGGCAGAACGTTTACCTTGTACTCAGTCAGCAGAATGTTAAGCATCTAAGTTTGGCTTGCTTGGTGAAACAGATTGATGGTGTAAGGTATGACGATCTGAGCCAAGAGGGTTTGGAGAAAGTTATCGAAGTGCTGGGCGGTGCATCCGTTGGAGAGGTTTCCGAGGCTATGGCTTCGGTCAAAAAAAAAATAGATGATGAGCTGCTGTTGTACTTCCCTGCCCTATTCGATGATGTGCGTACTCGTGAGTACTACGACATCGTGAAGCGGTTAACCCTTACAATGCTTGAGCAGGTCTGTGAGGGAACGACCGAGGAAAGGAAAGAGAAAGCCGACAAGATGCACCAGCAGCTACTCCTGTTCAGCCGCCCAAAGGTGTTCACGGGGCACGATGGCTTAGAGGTACGGCACGACAAGGACTTTGAAACGATGTGCCTTGTTGTCAGCCAAGAAACGGGAGCCGATGCAAAACGAATGACGGTACTTGAGTACTACAACGCATACGAGTATATCAAGCAAAAAGCCAAGAAACGCGAAAATAAAGCCCGCTAAAGCGTTTTTAACTGTTCGGTGGGTAAGTTATAAGGTAAACCAATAAAAACGGCTTAGAGCCGAATTTAAAACAAAATAAGCAAAATGGAGCAGAACCCGATACGATATCAAGATTTGATTTCTCCCGATGATAGCATCGAGAAGCTGATAAACCAGCTTACAATGTTGCAAGCATCTTACGAGGCTACCGCAGACAGTATCAAGAGTCGTGCGGCAGCTATCGCACAGAGTTTGAAGACCGTATCGGGTGCAACACAGCAGGGGCAGCTATACACTAAGCAGGCAGCAGCCGAAACCAATAAACTAACCAAGGCTTACGAAGATTTGAACTTTGCCCGTACAAATACAGCCAAGAAGATTATGGAGCTGAATATGGCAAAGAAAGAGGAGAACCGTATAACAAAACTCAATATCATATTGAATAATACCGAGGAGGGCAGTTATGCTCACCTGTCGGCTCAGTATTCACTCAATAAGATTCAGCTCAACCAGCTTACCGAGGCAGAACGTCAGAACCTGCCACACGCAAAGAAGCTCGAGGAAGAAACCAAGAATATCTACGAGCGAATGAAGAAGCTGCAAGAGGCAACGGGAAAATACAGCCTTGATGTAGGTAATTATGAGAACGCAATCACCCGTGCTATCGGTGTCAATACACAATGGTACAACGGCTTGAAGCAGGTTGGTGCCTTGTTTGAGGGTGGTATGGCAGAGGGCTTAAAGAACTGCGGTGCGCTGGTTGGTTCGTTCGGTAAGCAGTTACTTGCGCTGATGGCCAACCCGATCGTGTTGACTATTGCGGCCGTTACTGCTGCTTTTGCTGCTTTGGCAAAGGGTATCAGTAGCAGCGAGGAGAATACCAATGCCCTGAATAGAGTGCTGGCACCATTTCAGAGAATACTTGCTGGAGTGTTAAATGTGCTGCAAGAGGTCGCTGGTTTTGTTCTGCAAGTGGTAGAGGGCTTTGAGAACCTCGCTATGGGTGCATCAAGATTGGTAGAGCGTTTACCCCTTGTAGGCAATGCTATCAAGTCGGTTAATGATGCACTCGAGAAAAACATCGAGCTGGAACGTGAGAAGCAAGCTATTGCAAAAGATAGCCGAAAGGTTACTAAGGATGAAGCAAAGTTGCAGTATGAGGTAGCCGTATTACGTAGAAAAGCCCAGCAGACTGATAACCCCAAGGAACGTGCAGCCCTACTCAATAAGGCTATACGGAAAGAAAAGCAGATAAGTGATATGCGTGTTTCGCTCGCAAAGCGAGAGTTATACGTGATGAAAGAAAAGGCAAAGCAAAGTCAGAATGATGCAGCCACAAACGATGCTATTGCCAAGAAAGAAGCCGAGATTTGGAACTATCGTACACAAGCCGAAACACGCTCGTTACGAATGGTTCGTCAGATAGCAACGGCAAACAAACAACTAAACAAAAACACGGGTGGCGGTGTTGGTAAGGTAACAACCAACCCCGAGGTAGAAGCAGCGAAGCAGGCACTTGAGGAACGTAGAAAGATTGAGGATGCAACTATCGCTTTGGTCGAGGATAGCTACCTGCGTGAGCGTATGACTATCGTAGCTAACTACCAGCGTAAGGTTGAGGACTTAAAAGGTAACGAGGAATATATTACCAAAATGACCGAGTTACTCTACCAGCAGCGAGATATAAAGTTGGCTGATTTGGCAGAGAAACAGGCACAGGACGAAGCAGCCCGAGAGAAGAAAGATTACGATGAGCGCATACGTATCGCTGATGAGATGATTAAGAAGCGTGAGGCTGCTATACGTGCTGGTGAGGAAGAAATAAACCGTACTTATGATTTCGATATGTCTGCCGCCGAGCTGGAGCAGAATGAGAATAAGAAAACGGAGTTACGCTTACAAGCCGAAAAGAAGCGTTTAGAAGCCCTTTTAAAACTCTACGAGAAAGATGGTAAGCTGCTTACCCAAAAAGAGATTCAGACGATTAAAAACAGTATTGCTGCTGTTAATCAGGAGATAGAGAAGAATAAGGGCAACAAAGATATTTACGACCTGCTGGGATTCAACCTTTCGGATGAGAAGAAAGAAGCCATCAACACGAGCCTTTCGTATGCTATGGATGGGCTTAGTCAGTTCGTAGATGCTTATGCAGAGGCAGCCGACAAGAAACGCCAGTTAGCCGATGCAGAGGTAGAGCGTACACAGAGCGTACTACAAGCCGAATTGGAAGCCCGAAACAAGGGTTATGCTAATGAGGTGGACACAGCCCGCAAGGAGCTTGAAACGGCAAAGAAGAACCAGCAGAAAGCGATCGAGCAACAGCGTAGGGCACAGAAGTTACAGATAGCCCTCGATACCGCAAGCCAAGCAGCCAATATGATTACGGCTACCTCACTTATTTGGAAACAGCTTGGTTTCCCGTGGGCTATACCAGCTATCGCAGTTATGTGGGGTTCGTTCGCAGCAGCCAAGATTAAGGCGGTACAGGCTGTTAGTGCAGGCACCGAGGAATACGGAGAGGGTACGGTCGAGCTGCTTGAGGGTGGAAGCCACCAAAGCGGACACGATATTGATTTAGGCACCAAGAGCGATGGCACGAAGCGCAGAGCCGAGGGTGGAGAGTTCTTTGCCGTTATCAATAAGCGTAACAGCCGTAAGTATCGTAGGGAGATACCAGCCGTTATCGGTGCGCTGAATAATGGCACGTTCGCAGAAAAATACCTCAATGCGTATGCAGGTGGAAACATCAATATAACAGCCGATACTCCCGAAAGGGATTTGACCCGTCTTTCTGATGATGTGCATAGCATCAAGGAGCAGGGCGAAAGAACAACATATTTTGATGGTAAGGGAAACACCATCGTTATTTACAAGAACCTCAAAAGAATAGTTAAGAGCTGATTATGATACATTATCAATTCATAGTAAACAACGGAACAGAGAGCCGTACCTGTTATCCACGATGGAAAGCAGATACAGCGATAAGTTATGCTTTCGAGCAACAGCAGATGTTTCGTAGGGCACAGCTCAGTAACAATCTTATCTTTGTCGGCAGCGATTATGATTGGTTGATGGCTACGGATTTTGAAGCCAAGTTCACGGTACAGATTAAAGCCGATTGGACAGGTAGCGGCTACTATAGCAACTATTGGGCAGGTTCTTTCCATAAGACCGATGCGACAATCAATGTCGATAAGAAGATGTTTAGTGTTAAGCCAACGGTTGAGGATAGGTATAACGCTATTCTTGCAGGCTTGGAAAAGGAGTACGACCTTATCAAGCTGACACCAGCTATCCAGCCCGTACACCTCACCCGCAGACCGATGTTACAGATATATTCGGCTGGCGAGGAAGTGGTAAGCTGTTTCCTCAGTTCGATGGCTTGGGAACAGGAGTGTGAGAGCGTAACAAACGTTGGAAAGATAATGGATGATTATCATTTCGGCAAGATTGGTGAGTACGTAGAGATTTCTTTCGATAGTAACGTGTTCATCGGTACGAAGCAGAGCCACGGCAACACCTCGGGCGAATGGAACGACTACGGCAACAATGGCACCTATAAGATGAACTATTATCAAGAGATTTATTCTGTAGGTCAGAATGTGGTCTTTCGTAATGGTATCAGAGTTTACCGCAATGGTACGCAGGTGCTTATATGGGAGTTCTACCAAGAAAGCCTTAGGGGTTTCGATGAGCTTCCCGATGAGTTCACGCTGGCAGCGCAGCAGAGTGGCTACAGCAATCAGCCCGCACAGATGACAACCTCGCAGATATTCGGTCGTTGGTGTGTGGCTGCTCAGTTGTCGGGCTGCTATGCTATCGACCAAGATGATTTGGTAACATACAACCGCAATTACAAGTACTGCAAGCCTTATGATGGCGATGAGATAATAGAAATGACGTATAACTCGAGCGACACACCTACCGAGTGGGGTGTGCGCACCGATGGAACATATTACGTCAAGCCCCGTGAGGACACGTTCGCCTACAACCTTTTCCCTGTTGCCCGTTCAACTTGGAGTAAGGCGAGTCTTTGGTATGTCCACAATCTTTATGTGGAAGCCTTAGAGACAAACCTACGAGTAAACACGCTGTTACGTGATGCGTTTACACTTGAGGCTGTTATCAAGGCTTTGCTGTCGCAGATAGATAGTACTATTCAGTTTGACGGAACGCAGCTTTATAGCCGTTTTCTGTTCGGAACAAACCCGTTGTTTGATGGTAGCTGGGGAAGATTGGTTATGACACCAAAGAGCAATATCCTTGTAGCCGAGTACACTCAGCCTGCAAGAAAAGCCCCTATCACGTTGGCAGAGGTATTCAAGATGTTGCGTGATGCGCTGGGTTGCTATTGGTATATAGATGATGCAAACAGGCTGATTATCGAGCACGTAAGTTGGTTTAAGAACGGTGGTAGTTATTCGGGAACACAGGCGGTAGGTATCAATGTAACAGCAGCCGTGAACACCCGTAATGGAAAAGCGTTGACCTTTGGCACCAACGAATACAGCTACGAGAAGCTGGATATGCCCGAGCGTTACCAATACGAGTGGATGGATGATACGACAGCCATATTCAAGGGCGACCCGATCGAGGTTGTAAGCACGTATGTTGAGCGTGGAAAGATTGAGGAGATAACCGTAGCAGGGTTCAATCCCGATATCGACTATATGATGCTTAATCCATCAATGGTGAGCGAGGATGGTATGGCTTTGATGTGCTGCAGCGTGTCGAACGGAGAGTACAGTGTGGGTATCAACCAAGTGAACAACTTTGTTACAAAGGTGCAGAATTGGCAGCTTTCAATGACGAAGCTCATACCTAATTTCCTGATTAGCGATATGCCATCGTGGAACATTAAGGTAGGTCAGAACCAACTCACGGCAAAGGGTATTCAGAGAAAGAAGCAGCAGAAGATAGATATTCCTGTAGGCAGCACAGAGCCAAATATGCAGCTTTTAGTGCAGACAGGTGTAGGAGTGGGAGAAATACAGCAGATGGATATTAAGCTGACAAGTAGAATGGCAAAAACAACATTACGATATGATACAACGCAACAATAACTTATCAGTGCTCCCGTTCTATACGGCTATAGACGAGCAGAACCACCGTAGAAGCTATGCCTACGGTGAGATATACCCCTTGTATGTTCCACTTGGTTATGTACCTACGTTTCAGATAGTCATAGACCATACGGAAGCGACCATATCAGCAGCCCGTCTGTTTACCAGCAAAGGTGTGTTGGTGGGTAGCGTGCTGTCGGCTTTGGTTGCAGCCGGATTGGTAAAAAAGACGTTCGAGAGTAACGGCTATGATGTGATTGTGTTCCCGTCATTGGATGATGGTATCACCAGCGCAGAGGGGCAGTACTACCTCGAGATCCAAATGAGTGATAACAGCAAACTCTACAGCGACATCTTTACGGTCGTGGGCGGAATTGACAGCTACCTCAAGATAGAATGGTGGGACGTTGAAGATTTCGTGATGGATGGCTGTCGTATCGTGTACCCGTTGGATTCGAGCACCACGTTTAAGAATGTCCTTTGGCTGGCAACGGAGCTTGGCAAGCCCGAATACGATTTCAACGAAGAGGGTGAGCAGAGGGATGGTTACTTCTTTGCTGAGTTGCAGATTAGTGAGAAGAAATACAAATGTGCGTTCTTGGCGGCTGAGTACCTTTGCGATGTTATGCGGTTCATCCGAATGGCTGACTACGTAAAGATAACTGATAAGTACGGGGCTATCTACAGGGCTGATACGTTCCTTATTACCCCAAAATGGGAGCAGCAAGGAGATTTGGCGAGTGTAGAGATGGAGTTCACTTGCGACACGGTGGCAAAGAAGATTGCCCGACCTGTAAGCAGCGTTGGTGACTTCAATGATGACTATAATGATGATTTCTTTAATTAAGTAGGCTATGGCAAATTATAATGACTTGATTACTGCGATTGATTCCGTCATTAAGACCAATAACAGACGGGAGATAACGGGACAGCTATTACAGAATGTCCTAAATACGATGGTGGGTTCGTTGGGCGAAAACTACCAGCTCGCAGGATTTGCCACACCTACCACCAACCCACACCAGCCCGACCAAAATGTGTTCTATGTTGCTTCGCAGGCGGGTGTCTATACGCAGTTCGATAATATTGTGCTGGGTGACGGTATATCGTTCTTGATGTGGAAGAACGGTGCTTGGACATCGCAGACCATATCGAGCGTAACGCAGTCGTGGGTACAGCAGAATTTCGTTAGCAAGGAGTGGTTCCGAAAGGTGTTCCGTGTCTATGATGAGGACGGACTGGAGATTGTGCCTAACGATATGGATAGCGTGGTGGATAACATCAAGGCTATGGTGGGTCTTTGGACTAACGAGTATCTTAGTGCTCTTGGTATGGGCAGGGATGGCGGTGGTACGACACAGACCCTTGCACAGCTCAATGATGTTCAGTTAGGCACGCTGGAGAATGGTGATGCGCTGGTATATAATACTGCAATACATAAGTGGGAGAATAAGCAGATACAGGCTGGTGTTGATATGAGCGTGGTGTGGGCGGCTTTGGCTGCAAATACCAATGAGCAGATAAATGCCTCGCACCTTGCTACAGCGTTATCGAGTTACGTTACTTCGGCTAATCTTTCCACTATACTGAATGACTATGCCACTAAAGCGTGGGCGGGTCAGAACTTTATCACGGTAGAGTGGTTCGATAAGCTCTTTCAGCTGTATAACGGCACCGAGACGGAAGCCAACAAGATAGCCCCGAACGGAGCGTTACCTATCGACCAAACACAGCTCAATATCGAGGCGATGTTTGGCTTTTGGACTAAAAAGTACATAAGTGCTTTGGGGCAGGGTGATGATGGAAGCGCAGGATCAGGCGATGTGACTTGGGAGCTGTTAGCATCACAGGCTACGAATGGTCGTTTTATCCACCCGTCATACCTTATACAAGCACTCGCAGGATATGCCACACAGAGCTGGGTAACAAGTAACTTTGTAACCATATCGCAGGTCAATGGGCTGGAGTTCTTAAACCAAGTGACGGGCGGTAATGGTGTATTGAAGCTGATAACCAATAAGAGCACGGAGTATGATGTGGATTTGAGCCACGAACACAGTTTCTTGGAGTTGTTAGACCGACCCGACACGATTGCGGGTTATGGTGTAACGCTGACAGCCGATGATATTCCGATGCTTACAAAGAGTAAGATTTCGGACTTCCCTACTTCGTGGGCTTGGTCGGCAATTACAGGAAAGCCGAATAGTATTGCTGGCTATGGTATCTTAGATGCGAAGATAGAAAACGGAGTAATAACACTGGGCGGTAATTCGATTACTCCCCTTATCAGTGAGACATACCGAGGAACGGTCGTTAGCGTTGGTCTGTCTGTCCCTGCTGGATTCTCAGTAAGCGGAACACCGATAACGGATAGCGGCACGTTGGCTATCGCTTTCGCAAGCGGTTATGAGGGATTCACCACCGATTTAAAAAACAAGATTAATGCTTTGTTTAGTTGGTTCGAGGTGGATGCAAACGGCAACATCAAGACAAAGGACTACACAGAGAATAACGAAACGAAGCACCGTGGTTTCTATAGTCCAAGTTTCATTAGTGCACTCGGAATGGGTGACGATGGACAGGCGGGACAGGGTGACGTTACGTGGGCTTTATTGGCTTCCCCTGCTACCGATGGCAGAACGATACATAGCTCTTACATCGCT